TTTACGTAGACTTTTCCCTGCAGGTTCGTATATAATTTCATCTAATTTTTGATTAAATATTTCCCACAGCTTTAAAGTTAAATTAACATCTTGTTCAGCATAATCTTTTACTAAAGAATAAGGAAGTTTATGCATATTAGACATTGGATCTTTTATACCGTGTTCAGCTAAAGATCTGTCTTTTAAGTCCCATGATTTTTTTGCATCTTTTAAATAGTCTTTACTGACAGCATCTAAAGAGTATCTCATTCTATTTTCATCAATTACAGAAGCTGCAATCATTGTATCAAGTAAAGGCCCTTTAGGCATTTCTCCTGTAGAAGCCCTAATCCAACACACATCATACATAGCATTATGAAATACTTTTTTTATCTTTTCATTTTGAAATAATATCTTGTTTAGTTGAGTCCACGTATCAACCACATCTAAATTAGATGTCATAGCGTGACGTATTGGAAAATATAAATTTTGTTTAGAAGTTCCTATGGCTATACCACAAACATATCCTTCTCCTGTAACAGCTCCAGAACCTTTCTTCATTAAACCTGGATCGTATGTTTCTAAATCCACGGCTACTGTATCTATCCCTGTAAGGTCTAGTTCACTTATTTCTGGTACAGTACACATTAACTATAGTCCCTTTCCTTTATCATTTCTAAATAATGAATTGCTTTATCTATGTCTTGTTCTTTTCCTTTCGCTGCATGTCTGCATATATATTTTATAGCTGATCCCTCTGCAAAAGGCAACCTGTTCTTGTTTATAAACTCACTCGGCTGCATGGCCATCGACTTATAATGTGAACCTCCAATTTGTTTTTTATATGCGGTCATTAAAATTACCTCCAATTTGTTTGATGTATGTACTCATCTTTTTTTCCTAGCTCCCTTCTTTTTTGTGTTTTTAAAATCCATAGATCATGTTTGCCTCGACTGCATGCTACGTAATATAAATATAACTGTTCAAAATAAGGTTCTGCTCTTGTAAGTGTAAGGTCAACAATTACATTATCTCTAGTAAGACCTTTGACTTGATGAAAATTTCCTAATTCAATTGTAGACTTCTGATTTAAATTGTATTTATTTATAATAGTTTTAATGTAAATCATTCTTTGGTCGTGTTTCTTTCTTCGTTCTTCTTCTTTAGGTATCTTAACTAATTGATAAAAATCTTCTTTATCTTTTAAAGACTCATCTAAATAACCTAAATTAACAAACTCTTGAAAAGTATAATCTTTTTTTCTTATTTTTTTAAAGATTCTTGAATCCTTTAATTTGTTTTCTTTTTTTAAATGTGTCCAATAAGATTGAAGTTGATCAAAAGATTGAGTTTCGCCTTTTAAAAACAAAGGCCAAGTATAATGACAGTTTATTTCTGCATCTGAAACATGTTGATTGTTTCCTAAATGAGAATATTTAAAACCGTTTTTTTCTAAAAAAGGTATTATCCAGTTTTTGGATGCTTCAGTTCTATAGGTAAATAAAAAAGATTCTTTAGAAGTTTTTATTTTATCTATTAATTTATTTAAACCAGGAGACCCTATTAAATTAGGAAGATTATAAACATTTCCCTCTATCTCTGTAGGTGTCCATGTTCTAGTATATCCGTATTGTCTCCATACAGGAACTATTATTGCTTTACAGTAATTGTTTATAGCTACACTACATCTTAAACCTGTTTCTAATTCTTTATATTTATTGGTAACAGATAGTTTTTCAAAATAATCAGGGTTAGAACCGGCAAATGTAAATATAGTTTGATTAGGATCCCCTACATAATAAACATTACCATCTTTAACATTCCTTGCCATTTTTTCTAAAGCACGTAATTGAGGTACACTACTATCTTGAGCCTCATCAACTATAAGAGCATCAATTTCTGGATCACTAGGGTTACGATTAAAGGCATCAATCATGTCGCAATAATCTTGTAAGTTTCTTTTTAAATTTGTTCTTGTATCTCTCTTGTTTTTAAAATCTTCATATATTTGTTTTATTCTTAACATGTGTTTTAAGTTGTAAGGTTTATAACTTTCATGAGGGTCAACCGAACTATTCCAATGATCTATAATTTTCATTCCTCTTCCATGAGCTTCACTATTACATTTAAAAAAAGGATGATACTTCATAGGGTCTTTTGTGATCTGGGCACTTTTTTTTAACAAAAGAAAAGGTGCTGCTTGACACAAAGCAGGCCAGTCATCTTTTTTATCAAAAACACTTTTGTTTCCTCCTTTCTTACAATAAGCATGAATTGTAGAAATTCTGTAATCAAAATAATTTTCGTCTCCCTTTATAACAGGATCGTTTTTTATTTCTTCTAATTCCTGAATTGCTTTTTTTAATTCGTTCTTAGCAACTTTAGTATGAGATAGGAGAATAATTTTATCTGCTCCATACTTCCTATAAAGTTCTAAATACTTTTGTAAAATCCATATATGAGTCTTTCCAGTACCTGGAGGACCAATTACAAATCTAGGCTGGTTCAATTTGGTCTGCTTCAAAATCAATTTGCTGTACCTCCTTTCCCTTTTCAGGAACTACATCAATAGTTAAATTTTCTGGATCTAATTTATAGTCTTTTATTTTCCAAGACACACAAGACTTACTACCTACTTTTCCTTTGTTCTTTTTTGCTTTTAATACCTTCTGACATTTTCTTACAAGAATTACACGTTTCATTGTAATCCTTCTTGCTTCTAAAAAATCTTCAAAAGCATTTAAATTAAATTCTAATTCTTCTGCACGCATGTCGTAGTAAGGTAATTGAAATTCTAGTAAATTTTTCTTGTCTGTAAAGGCTGACTTATAAGCAATATACTGTTCAAAATATTTAACAAAAACTAAATTTTCATTTGCTTCTTCTACGTAGTCAGCAGACTTTCCTCTTTCTTCAAATTTTCTTTTCATAATTGCTGCAAAATCATTAGGTTTCATTTTAGGAACCCACACTTGTGCTTGACTCATAACAGCATCATAAAAAAAACTTTGCTTCATTAAAGTTGGTCCGTCTACTTCTATAACTACTTCAGTAGGTTTGCCTTCTTTGTTTCCATAAACAGTAACTTCATAAAGATCCTGTCCGTACTCAACAATTTCTCCTATTGCCGAAGCTCCTTCAGATGTTTCGTATTGAATACCAATCCAGCTAAAGATAGTTGTGATAGCATTTTGTGAACATCCAATTATTTCAGCTAGTTTAGGTATGCCAAAATTTTTATTAGACGTTCTCCCGGTAGAACCCTTGCTTGATCTTTTATCAGCTTCATCGTCATTAGACTCAGTAGCTATTTTAAAAATAAAATCGTTAATTTCCTTGTCTTCCCAATCAGTGTGTTTTATTAAAACCCCTGCAATGGCAGTACAATAAGTATCCCTGTTTCCTTGAGAAGCATACAAAACACAAAGAGCAGTAGACAAAGCCACTTTAGTTAAAGATTTATTTAAATCTCCAGGGTATTTATTTATACCTTGATAGGTTTCCCATTCAACATATTCATTTGCTTTACTGTGCAAAGACTTAGGAACAATAGTATAATGTTTTAATCCACTTCTTATTTCACAAAGGGTATTACCATGCGGTAAATTTTTACAACGTTCTTTTAACTCTTCTGGTAATATAAATTGTTTAAAATCTAAACTACCTTTAAACCAGTAGTGACTTTTTGGATTAGTAGGTCTTCCTGATACAGCATCTTTAACTGTAAGATACTCTTCTACAAATCTTTTTGCTAATTCATTATCAATATCAAAATCAATATCTTGATCTAATCTTAATGCAATCTCACAATGAGAGTATTTATTTTTCCATTCTTCTTTCGATATCTTAAAAGTAGGGTCAGACCAATTTTTCATGCCCTTAACCGGAATACCTTTTACACAAGGAATAATAACTCTTCCGGAGTCTATCCAATCCTCATAAGTAATAGGCGCTTGATCATTAACTTTCTTCATATATTACACATTCTTTAAAAAGGCCGACTTCAGTCTCCCTAGGCCGGCCTAATATCCTACGCAGGAATTTATAAGTCTAATATTTTTTTAGGTTTTGCCTGTAATGGATTTTCGTTTTCAGGTTTAGCTTCAACAGTTCCTTTAGCTACACTTGCAGCGAAACTTTTAGCTATTTCATAAACGCCATTATCTTGTACCGGACCCACCGTAGAAACATCCCAACCAAACCAAGTTCCTTTGTCGTTAGACAATTGAACAGTTTTTAGTTTATAAATGTGGCTATATGTAGGCGGTGTAAACAGACCATTTTTACCTTGAAGTTTAAGTCCCATCATCATTGAGTTCCACTTACGACTAATTTTTAATTGAGTCGATTTCATAGAAATCAAAGCTGTTGTCGGAGTCTTACCTAGTAACACTACAAAGTGATTTGCTGTGTTCTCAATATAATTACCATTAGGTAATCTATCTTTGTAAGATTTATCACGAGTTGTTTTACTCATGATATCGCTAGATGCTTCATGTATAGCTACTGGAGCACCTTTGCTTTCCCCTCTGTCTTGCCATTCTACAAGTTGTCTTCTGTAGTGTGCTGGTAAAACATCTATTCCTTTAGAACCATCAAAGATTTCTCCTGTAACGGTGTTAAGGATCATACCGGGTTCTGCACCTTCGATATATTTTCCATCTCTTTTATTTATTTCAGGAGATAGTTGTCCTAGTACTTTTAAGAATGGTAACGCAAGATCATCTTGCGACATATTCTGAGTACCTTGTTGTGCATCAGCTTCAAAATTAACTGTCGCTAGAGCACCTTCTTTTTTATTTGCTACGTCGTTCATGTTTATTGTTTCCTTTTTATGTTTGTTTTATTTCCAACAAAAATGTTGAAAAGTTCCGTTGGCATTTCTTTTCCTGCCTCAATACGTTCACGGACTAACGCTTTCAAAGTCATGGGCTCAACCTTCAACTTCTGTGTCGGTTGAAACCCATTACCTTTTGCAAGTTCGGCATAATCAGCCGCCTTGGTATCTTCGTTTCGCCCAAAAGATACGGATATCTCATTTTTGATTATATCTCCTAGGTTGTTTTCACGAAGCCAGTTAAACGCCTTCTCTTTATTTGCTTGAGTAATATTGGCGCTATAATTTGTTTTTACTTCTAATGACGATCCATCAGACAATCTTAAAAAAGATAGTCCCATCTCAGACATCATTGTTGGTATTATTTCAGCAGATATATGATCTGCTTTCTTTTTTAAATTTTTAATTTTTTCTTCTGTATCTTCAATGTCTTTATTTAAAGATCCTAAAGTCTCTACTTGATCTGCTAAAGATTGTATGTTTCCAGTTTTCTGAATAACATTTTCTTGGTCTTCCTCAAAGTTTATCTTGCTCATTTATTTCTCCTCTTTCATATAAGTTAATTGCTATTGGATAGTATCTTCTTTCTTGTTTATCCCATTTTAATAAATTGTATTTACCGTTTGTTATATCAGAAACGATAGAACACGCTACTCCTATTATAGCTGGATCTCCAGTTAGCAATAAATAGTCAGTAGATCTATAATTTTTTAAAAGTTTTCTTAACTTTAAAATTAAAGGACCCGCTGAAAAAATAATTTGTGATAGTTCCGGTAATAAAAAAACAAACTCACCATATTTTGATGCGCCCATAATATTTATTTTAGGTCTTCCGTCTTTAGTACCAGCTATTTCTTGTATAACGTATACCGTAGACTTATTATTTTTTATATCTTCGTAATTTATGCTTTCTGTCATTGACAAACATATAATCATTATTATATAATAAGTCAATAGAAAGAAGTATGGATTATAAATTTAAAAAGAAGCCTTATAAGCATCAGCTTGTTGCTTTAGAAAAATCTTGGAATAAAGAAGCTTATGCTTACTTTATGGAAATGGGTACTGGAAAAACTAAGGTACTTATAGATAATGCAGCTATGCTTTACGATAAAGGCAAAATTAATGGTGTTCTAATTGTGGCACCCAAAGGTGTAGTAGGTACTTGGTACAATCAAGAGTTGCCTGCTCATTTACCTGATCATATCGAATCTGTTCAAGTTTTATGGCAAGCTAATATAAATAAAACACAAAAAGAAAAATTAGAAACTTTATTACAAGTAGGAGAAGATCTTCATATATTTATAATGAATGTAGAATCTTTAAGTACTCAAAAAGGTGTAGAGTACGCTACTCAATTTTTAAGAACTCACAATACTTTAATGGCTATTGATGAATCTACTACAATTAAAAACCCTAAAGCTCAAAGAACTAAAAATATTATAGAACTTTCTAAATTAACTAAATATCGTAGAATTATGACTGGTTCACCAGTTACTAAAAACCCTTTAGATCTGTACAGTCAATGTGAATTTTTAGATCCTTACCTATTAGACTTTACATCTTTTTATGCTTTTAGAAATAGATATGCAGAAATGAAAACATTAAATATGCATGGACGATCTATACAAATAGTAAGTCATTTTAAAAACATTCCTGAGTTATCAAATCAAATAGGTAAGTTTTCTTACAGAGTATTAAAAGTAGATTGTTTAGATTTACCAGATAAAATTTATATAAAAAGAACGGTCGCTTTGACTCCTGAACAAGATAAAGTTTATGAGTCTATGAAACAAAAAGCTATGGCTATTCTTCATGGTAAGCAGGTAACAACTGTGTCTGCCTTAACTCAATTAATGAGACTCAATCAAATTACCTGTGGTCACTTTGTAGCTGATGATGGCACAACACAAGAAGTTAAAAGTAATAGACTAGGACATTTAATGGATGTGTTAGAAGAAACAGAAGGCAAAGCTATTATATGGGCTCATTATCAATACGATGTAAAAGCTATAATAAAAGAAATTAAGAAGGTCCATGGTCCGGGTTCCGTGGTTGACTATTATGGACTCACGCCTCAAGAAAAAAGACAAGGTCATATCAAACAGTTTCAAGGCGATAGTGATGTAAGATTCATTGTAGGTACAACACAGACCGCTGGATATGGGATCACGCTTACCGCTGCTAATACAGTTATTTACTACTCTAATGGTTATGATTTAGAGAAAAGACTACAGTCGGAAGATAGAGCTCACAGGATAGGACAGAAAAAATCTGTAACATACGTTGATCTAATAGCTGAAAACACAGTTGATGAAAAGATTGTTAAAGCTTTACGTAAAAAAATAAACATAGCTTCTCAGGTTTTAGGTGAAGAACTAAGAGACTGGATTTAATCCCCTAAATAGTAGGATATACGCGCGACGCGCGCTAAAATTATTATTCTGTAACTTTACCGTCTTGCCATTTCATATCGGGAAAACCGTTAGTATATTTTTTACCATCAAAAGTTAAAATCTGTTTTCTGTTCTCACCTTTTTCATTGTAAGATACGTGGATCCATCCCGCTTGGCCATCATCGGGCTTGTAGTACTCAAGAATACACTGATCAAAATCAACGTTATTAACAAGCCAGTAAGCTACCTTAATATTTGGCACAGAATTAATTTCGAAGTCGACGGCGCAACCAAGAGCGTGCTGTGATGTCTTTTTACTTCCTATAGCTTCGCATAATTCTTCTGAGCGATATCCGCTGGACACCGAGATTGGCAAGTCAAACTTTGCTCGAACCGGTTCTAATATAATATAACATAAATTCTCAAGATTT